ATGCTTACCGTTAAGCAGATCGACGCCGCCAAACCCACCGACAAGTCGTACCGTCTTGCTGACTCCGGCGGCCTGTTTTTGTTCGTGCCGCCGTCTGGTAAAAAGGTCTGGCGTATGCGGTACCGGTTCGACGGAAAAGAAAAGACGCTGGTAATCGGCCCTTATCCGGAGATCACCCTCACTGAAGCCAGGGCAAAACAGTCTGAAGCAAAAATGAAGCTGCTTAACGGGGTTGACCCTGCCGATCAGAAGCAGGCTATAAAGAAGAAAGAGAAAGAGGCTGTAGCTGATTCGTTCGGTGACATTTTCCACGAATGGCATGCTCACAAATCAAAGGTGTGGTCGAAAGGATATGCTGACGAGATGATGAGTATGTTCACGGATGACATACTTCCGATCATCGGCCATTTACGCATGGAAGAAGTCGAGCCAATGATTCTGTTGAAGGTCATCAGGCTGTTCGAGGACAGGGGCGCAATGGAACGCGCTGATAAAGCGAGGCGAAGATGCGGTGAGGTTTTCAGTTATGCGATCGTAACCGGAAGAGCAAAATACAATCCATCCCCAGACCTTTCTGGGGCCATGAAAGGATATCGCAAGAACAACTACCCTTTCCTTCCTATGCATCGTATACATGAATTCCAGCGGTCTATTAATGCGTACGGTGGTTGGATAGTAATGAAGATTGCCGCGCAGGTATTGCACTATACAGCCATGCGAACCGTCGAGATGAGATCGCTGGTATGGTCAGGAATAGATTATGAGAACAGGATTATCAGTATCGACCCGTCGGTAATGAAAGGCAGAAAGCTTCATATCGTTCCTATGTCAGATCAGGTCGTTGAGCTATTTAAAGTATTGCAGCATATAACCGGTCAGTATTCACTTTGCTTCCCAGGAAGAAACGACAGGAAGAAGCCAATTAGCGAGAATGCTGTTCTTGGTGTGATTCGTAGCATTGGCTATGAAGGACAGACGAGCGGCCACGGATTCAGGCACCAGTTCAGCACCGTACTAAACGAGAAGCACTGGAATAGTGACGCGATAGAAATGCAACTGGCGCACGTAAGCGGAGGAACCCGCTCAGTATACAACCACGCAGCTTATCTTGATATGCGCCGGGAGATGATGCAGTGGTGGGCAGACTGGCTTGATGAGAAGGTGTCATAGAAAAGCAGCGCAAAGCCTTGCAAACCGATGATGATACTGCCGGCGATCAACACTGACGCCAGCAAGCATGAGAAAGAGCAGATAAGCCGAACGGTTCAGGAAATGTTTGAAGAGGCTGATATGTGGCTGGTTTCAGATTAAACGCCTTGAACCGTCATATTGCTTAAGTACAATCCGCCATGACTGGCAATCATTCAATACTCGCACTATCGAACGTTCGCCAGTCGGCCGCAATCATGCTCCTGCATACGGCGTTGTTGCGGCATCAATTCACATCTCAACCAGTCAATTTTCCCTTGCAAGAAATTCAATCCCGGAAGCAGGTAACCTGCCAATTCAGGTGATTTTTATTTTTGTAAAGCAGCTATAGTAAGTTTCAGTTCTGTAATTTGCGCTTGCAGGTTCTGAATGCCTCCTAACAAGTCCATTACAATTGGGTTGTTGTCTATAGACGGACGGTCTGCATACTGCTGGTTGACAAGCTGGCCTTCTTCATTGTAAACCTGACTGCCAGGTACCGGAAATTGGTTGTGCTTGACATATTGTGGTGCCACATCTTCAGCTTCTTCTGCAATAATCCCGAAACGGACACGCGCCAGTTCATCGTCCTTATACACGAAATTAACCATACGCAGCCCCATAATGCGCCGCATTGCTTCGCAGGTGTCTGCATCCTCTATATCCTTTTTGTATTCCCTTCCGGACGTCCCCTGTACGGCAAGAACTCCCGGCGATGACGGCAGAAGTGACTCTATCTGGTTTTCGGGGGTATTCTGGTTATTTTTTTGTATTATTGATCCTCTCGAATTGGCAGCAACTGAAGCTTCAATAGAGACACGAGCACCAACATCTGTTGCGCCTCGAGAGGTATTCTGCACTCCAATAATTGCGTACCCTGTTGTAGAAATGTTTAACTGCGAAAAAAAGGGCTGCTTTTTTGACCAAGGCCAATATTATTTGCCGCATCCGCAGGGGTTGCTCCTCCCGTCCCACCTTGAGCAACACTTAACGGCGTTGTCAGTCCTGTAAGGCTGGTAATATCTGAGTTGTTCCCTTTTTTAGCCTTGTCACTGACGCTGTTGATTAACTTTTTCGCTGACGGCCCCGTTGTCTGGCTGGTATCAGGAAGCGTAATGGTTACATCACCGTCCGCAGTGAAAAATTGCTGCCAGTTCTGCTTATCGTAATTCAGTCCTCGCAATGCCTCAGCGCTTTGAGCCACCAAGGCAGCCGTGACCATGTTCAAAGCAACACGAGGCACGGCAGACCACGCAGCGCCGGATTGTGTCGGGCCTGTGTAAACACTAACCAGCGTCAGTGATGTATTGTTATTTACTGCTTTAACCGGAAGTGTATAAGGGATGCCGCCGACAGTTACGACAATAAAATCGCCAGCAGCAAGTTCTGCTGTAAACGCTGTGCCGCTGCCAGTAACAGCATCTGTGTCATTGGTAAGAGTTAAGGTTCCTGCTGACATGAATATTTCCTCAATACATATCCGGAAGGACAAGAATTGGCATATTGATATTTTGATTAAATGTCATATCAAATCTGTTGTCATTGTAATTACCAACAACCTGATTATACGCTGACCGGATGCTTCCACCTGACATTACCACGCCCTTTTTCCTTATATTAAAATATCCATCCACTCGTCTTGACTGCGCACCTGTAAATACTATCTGGCAATATTTATCACCTATGTATTGATTATTGTCTGTTACCGTTAGCTGCTGGTCATATACAAATGGGCGCTTCACTGTTGAAAATGTCACCTGCCCAGCCGAATTAGTCATGGTAATGCCATCACCGGCTACAGGCGCGGTATTATTGAAAATTACCAGTTCCATTGTTACAGATGCGGAAACATCATCCCGTCCTGAGTAATTGATGTCTCTTACAATAATATTTGCTCCGTCAAATCCTACAGACACATTATTGTTATCCCACTTCCCGAATGGTATTCCTGATACGGGAAGCGCCATCGAGCCGTTGACTGTCACCGTGCCAACATAAGCACATGTCATTAATCTTGCCTGATTCGAAATTGCAGTGAAATCAGTAGAGTTGGAAACGAGAAGTCCTTCGTTGTAAGTAGCAGCAGGGAGAATTTCAAATACAGTTCCTGCCCAGTTTGGTATTCGCTGGTAGTTTCCCCTGTTTGTACCGTTAACAGTCACACCGTTGTCTCCGTTTCTTGTAACGGATGTCATATATATCGGTAAAACTATCCATGTCTGATTGTCTGCGAACTCCTGAACGTCAACCGGACGTGTCGGTAAAACAAAAACTGTGGAGCCTGACGTTAATGGAGTATTAACCTGAAACTGGTTTGCCCCCGTACCGTAACCAGCAAAACTTGTGCAGAATGACGGGGCACGGAGCCCCGCTGTAATCGCCATCGCAGGACGGCCATCGTTATAATCTATCAGTATTCCTTCCGGCATATTTCACCTTATGTCCATCGTCCAACAACAACACGACCACCTCCTGAGAGATTTACTGTGATCCCATTGCCGTCAATGCGAGTAACGTTATTCACTCCGTTAAATGCAAATTCACCGCTGTCGGCATAGAGTTTCCCATGGAATTCTGGGCTACCAGATTTTGGTAAATTCCATCCGCGTCCACCACCACCGGGGATAAAGTTTGCAGACTGAAGTGAATCGGTAATTTTCGCAAAATCGATGGATGCTTCCTGAATTAATGCGCTACGAATAAATACCTGTCCGTTATAGACGAAGAATGCAGCCTGCCAGTTGCCGGGGTTATTACCGGAATAAATGCCGAACTGTTCCGCGGCAAATACAACGGTAGATTTATAGCTATTCCCCGATGGCTCGATAGACATGCCGAATCCGGTGTTATATTTCACACCGTTCCTGACAATCCCCATATTGAGTGTGTAAGAGGCTTTTGCAGTCCCATCACTATTTACCTCAGCTGTCATCTTCTGGTTAACGGCTGATGTAAGGCTACCTTCAGGGCCAATCTGCGCCTGAACATATGTGGACAGGTCAGCAAGTCCCTGCTCAGCAGTCGCTACCGTGGTTTTCACGACCAGGATATCGGCACGTACCTCACCGTACTGCTGATACTGGTGCTCAACAGTACCGTGGTTCGCCAGCGAATTTTCCATAATTCCTTCGAGGTTGGTATCGACCCCATCTTTAACATTCTGGAATGCATCTGATTTTTGGATGCCGTCATCAATAAGGTCCATCAATTCACCGGTATCCATCGAGCATAATGCCGGCACTTCAACGAATGCTGATGCACCGAAAGCGTTAATCGTCCTGATGTACCAGTAATAGGTGTGACCTGCCTGTAACTGATTGCTGGTCCATGTGGTACCAACTCCCTCTCTGCTGGCATTTCCCTCAACAGTTGAAGTGGATGTATCGGGGAGTTTTGCCTCCCCTGACGTCCAGAAATCAAACTGCGTGGAAACGTTGGTTATGGCCGCAAGTCTGGGGATCATCGTGACTGCAAAGAACCCCTGCTCAATATCGACGTGCGATGGCGGCGGAGGCGCTTCAATGCTGAACTCCAGATAACCTTCCGGCGATTCTGCCCCCATCTGGTTAACAGCAATAACATGAGCGGTATAGGTATCTTTTGGTAATCCGTTAAGACGCGTGAACGTCCCGGGGACCTGGACGGACATGACCATCTGGCCATTGCGACGAATGATCACTTTGTTGTAGACCACCTGTCCGATGTTCTGCCATGACAAAATCCCCTGTACGACCTGACCAATTTCCTCCACGGTGTATTTCAGGTTCTGCGGCTGCGCCACGCCGCCTGATGGCAACTGAGTAAACGGTGGTCGCTCGATCGGTTTACCGATGACATCGCCCCAGACATCTGCTGTTTCCTGCTTCAGTGTCAGTTGGACGCCATTCTGAACGCCGAACTTCCAGTCAGTTACCCGCATCTCAACATTCACGATACCGATAGACGGGAAATTCACCTTCACATACATTCCAGGGCGATAACGGTACCCACTCAGATTTAACGTTACGTTCATCGTCCTGGCGATGCGAGTGCGCTTTAACTTCACGTCTGCCAGACGCTGGGCCTGAAATTCAGAGGTCACAAATCGCAGCTTCATATCCTGCGATATTTCTACTCCGTCTTCCGTCACCCATTCACCGACAGACACAGAGGGGAAATCAGCTTCGGTATACCCCTGTTGCGGATCAACAAACGTCCCCTTGATGGTGTTAACGCGTTCCGCCTGAGAGACTTCCGGCATGATTTCGATATCACCGGCCAACTGGCTTTCAGTGATCACTTCGGTAGCTGGTCCGTAATACGCCCCGACCAGAAGGCCATGTTTGCCAGCTGTATACGTTACATCCCCGGCGCACGCTGCCAGCATCCCTTCCAGAATACTGACTTTGTTTTCACTGAGATCGAACTCACCGTTGATGGTATAGCGCTTCTCAACAGTATTGCCGCCAGTAATCACATCCTCATCACAGATATTCGCCGCTTCCTTAAACTGGTCCCAGAGAATATCGGTGTCAGGAACTTTCAGGTAATTGCGGTAATAGTCCAGGATAACCAGCGCCGCATTATTGCTGTAACCCGTTAACCCGGTACGCGGGTCATAAATAGCCCGCCCCTGCTTTTCTACCTTGATGTTAGGGATACCTGCCGGGAATTTTTCGGCATTGAATTTCAGGGATACGCGCAGCCAGGTGATCCCTTTCCCGATCATATCTTCTTTCCATGACGGGCAGTTTTCCAGCATGTAAGGATCCGCCGTCTGTCGGTTGGTGTGCACCTCGAAAAAGGCATGCTCAGGATAGCTACTGATCGGTTCGTCACCCAACCAGACAGTCTGTACACCTGATAACGGGTGTCCCGCCAGGGCAATGGCCAGATGCAGCATTTCGCCATCATCCTGTTCGCCAGCCTGCTCTTCGGAAAAGAACAAAGTGCCCGCCGACGTTGAGCGACCGTAAACAACGGTTTTGGCACTGGCCGCAGCGCGCAGAACCTGTTTGCGTTCAGACGTATCACGGTAGGAATTCAGCGACGGGGTCTTGGTCAGCGCCTGAGTGGCAATCTGTGCGGCGACGGTGATAACCATCGCAATGGCATACATTTCATTTGCCGCTGCCACACCTGCGGCAATGGTGGCAACAATAGGAACAGCAGCAGGCATTAACGTACCCTCCAGACACTCAGCGGTTTAACCCGCAGTCGGACAAGACCATTTTCTCCCGGAACCCATACAACGCCGGAATACACCACTCCGGCACACCGCGCCCCGGAATTTTCAACAATGGCAATATCCCCTCGCTGCGCCAGCTTCACCGGTACTTCATCGAGATATCGAGCAAACACTTTTTCAAGTGAGCCGCCACCGCGAAGAATCGCCTTTTTTGCTCCCATTTCGCTGTCATACGTTCCGCGCCAGCCTTCCGCAAAATCTTCGCCGCACATGGCCTGAACGCAGTCCGCAGCGAACAGGCAGCAGTCATGACTGCCCCATAAAAATGGCCGCTTCTCAGCGGCCCTTATTACGGTGATTAATCTGTTATGCCAGTCCGGATGCTTCATGCTTCCTCACTTATAGATAAATCCTGGTGCATCTTTTTTACTGCCCCAATAAATCGATCGTTCAGCCATCTGCGCCACATACCGGAATATACGGTCGCCGGGATAAGCGGCCTGCTGCGATTCATCGGTATAGCGATCAGGGAAAGGACGCTGCCAGTCTTCAAAAATATTACTGATGGTGTACTGCAGGGCGTTCTTACCGCCAGCGGTCGCCCCCGTACTGGATACCCGCCCTTTAAACAGGAGATCGGCAACCTGGACAACACCGTTATCATCCATGGCCACCAGATAGATTTCGGCATTTCTGCCCACACATCGCTCATTCAGCATGGTGGCAAAGAGAGCCATATCCAGCCCTGAGAGGGTCATTTTGACCTGCGTGGGGCTGGTCGTGCTGGTTTCACTGGCATCATCAACAGAACCCATACGGCCCATGCCGTAATAGACATAACCACCAAGAATCAGTGTCCCGGTACCGGAATGCACATAGACGGTACCGGATTCAAACTGAATATTGGCGGCGATCGCGGCCGTCACCCTGTCGCGGGATAACCAGTCCACCATCGAATCAGAAAAGGGGGAATACAGCATTAGAATGCCTCCTCAAGCTCCAGCGTGTAACTGGTAAAAACACCCGGCACTCGGTTACCGGCACCCTGCTGGTTATCCTTCAGTTTGAAAATGCCGTAGGGTTTCGCGACTTCAATGGCTGCATTAGCAGGCGGCGAACTACGCAACATCGGGGCAAATACAATCATTGCGGTACCGTTCGCTGCGCTCGTCACGTCGGCCGTAACCATCTTCAGCTCGTCATTAACAGTGAAATAATCGCCCTGTCTGAGCACCACTGCTCCCGGCGTCCAGCCCTTACTCTGGATCTGGGTTCCGGTCTGGTTAGCGCCATCAATAACAGGCGCTCCAGCAGGTGTTCTACCACTTCTCCCCCAGTCGCGAACTTTTACCCTGCCATACTCGCCATCGAGGGAAGCCACCAGAGCATCAATGCGCCTGGATTTTTCATCTGTCAGGTTATTAAAGGTCAGGGAACATACCCAGCGGGTGCCGGGGAAGCGAGCTGTCTGCGATGAGCCATTGAAGGGGGAACGAAAAGTTTTGGTATTGCTTTCTGGTCGCCACGTAAAAGACGCCGGACAGACATCTTCCGGCCATTCAAGTGCAGCCATAAATGCTCCTGGATAAATACGTGCAACGTCGGTACTGATCATTTGTCAGGATGTTACTAATAAATATCCCTGGTTAAAGTGTGTGGTTCAGCCCGTCAGTGGTGGGACACTGGCGCACTCAAAAAAGGAGGGATGGCTGATTACCTCTAAGAAAGGATTAAAATGGATATTGAAGTATTAAAAAGAAGCCTTGACCGAACTGATGCTCTTGAGTCGGTCGTTAGAGAACTAATAAGTGTGCTCACGCCTGAACAACTATCTGCTTTTCAAAGCAACACAAAAAAGAGATGGGAGTTAGCTGAAAAAAATGCTCCGTCTGAACTCGCTGATACAATATCCAGAACTAAAGCTTTAGCTCTGAAATTGTCTGGTATTGGAAATTAAATTTTGCTTTGCGTTATCTAATGCAGCATTAACATTTGAATCAAATGCGGCCTGATTTTGGGCCGCTTCAAAAATCTTCGAGACCATTTTTTCAGCATGCTCTTTCGCCCGCTGATTGTACCCTTCAAGCGTAAGTTCTGGCGTTAAGTCTTCGCTGTACTGGATAGTAGCTAAGGTTTCTTTGCCAATTTTCACCGACACATTACTGCCAATGCGTTGTGTCGATGACATGCGTAAATTTTCTCCGAAGGAAATTCTTACTCCATTCTCTTTCGGAAACCCTACTGTAAATTCAAGTGGCTCAACTCGTTGTTCTAAAGTCATAATTATCTCCCTCCTTTCGGCTAATTAAATTAATGATGCAGTCCATCACACGCCTAACAAACGACGCGCCTGCCCTCGATTAGAAAAATCCTGAAGCAAATCCTGACGCGCCTGTTTAGCGCCATCGTTCGCCCCCAGCCGGGCTGCTTCCAGCATTGCCTGTTTCAGTGCTGCATCACCATTACCGGATATGGTGAAATGCTGGGTGATGTGCTGAGTGATGCCATTTCCGGCTGCCGGAGACTGTGAACCAACCACACGAACTCCTAACGATCCGTCAGCGGAGCGGGTTAACGGCATAATAGCTTCCGGCCCAGCTTCCCCCATCAAGCCTGCGCCTTTGGCGAAGGCAAAATAGGTAGGCGAACTGACGATGCTGTTACTGTATGCGCTGAGGCTTGCAGAAGCATAGGCGCCACCTTTTGCGTTAAGTTGAAGTCCTGACGCTGCTGAGTTGTAAGCGCCGGACGGAGTACTGCCAGATACAGCGCCTGCGCCCGCCCCAAACATACCGCCGATTGAACTGAAAAAACCGCTGTTACTGGTTGAGCGCAAAGAATCCACCAGCATCGCATTGAGGATAATTTTCTGCATAGACTGAAGCACAGAACTGGCCCAGTCCTCCCAGTCGACCTTATTACCGGCCAGCGCATCAGAAATATTTCCCACCAGTCCGGTCATGGCATTGTTTACCAGGTCAGCAGACTGAGAGGCATAGTCCGAGGCGGTGTCAGCCCAGTTAGCGAATCCTTCACGCATGCCATCCGCCCAGTCACTTCTCTGAGCATCAGAAGCAGCATAGAAACCTTGCTGATCGCGCAGGCGCTCAGCGAGATAACGCTTATTCAGATCCAGTTCCTGACGGTATAGGTCTTCAGAAATATCACCTGACTGGTACTGCCGCTGAAGATCAACGTTCTTCTGCTGAAATTCCTCCCGGATGCGTAGCATTTCCTGCATACGTTCACGCATTCGGCTTCCCTGTCCATACCCGGTAAGTTCTGCCTGGTTAGATGCTCGCGCGCTGGCGTTTGAGTCAGCGAGGTTGGCTTCATACGCCGCTAATTGTTCGCGGATTTTCTGCTGATCAATCAACGCGGCATTCTGCAACAGGGTTTGTTTTTGCGCTTCTGTGAGGGAAGTAAGTTCACCCTGACTAACCTGATATTTCAGTTTTGCCAGTTCGGTATTCTGACCAGCCAGAGCGATTTGCTCTTTCTGCTGCTTGATCAGCTTGTCATACGTATCAACTGTTTTTTCAGCGTCAGATTTAGGGCCTTTCTTCTGAGGTTTACTGGCTTCATTGTTACGCCACTCAGCCAAACCATTATTAATAAATTCGTTACGACTAGTTTGATAACGCGGATCATCCGCAACAAACCCTAAATCGTCAGCCGCGTAAGCTAAACGTGCACGCTCTTTTGCTTCTCCTTTTAATTTCGATAATTTTAGATCGCGGCGACTTTTATTTAATGCATCGCTTTGACTGGTATTAAGCTCAGCCTGAGGAAGACGCATCGGGGCATTTACAAGGCCCTGCCTAGCCATGAGCAGGCTATTACCTAGACTCAACAGGCGGTTAAATTCTGTATGCTGTCCATTCATCACCAATAATGATTGATATGCGCTGTTTTGCTCTGCCGCTTGCTGTCGAATCAAGGCGATCCGTCGATGCTCAATACCTTCAAGAACCTCCTGTATAGACTCAGATTTTGCCTGCATCTGAGCCAAACGCTCCTGCTCAACAACTAAAGAACTCGTTGCGTTTGAAAGTTCACGTGTGGCGTCATCAATACTTTTCAGATGGTTAATCATATAACCACCTACAGTTACCCCAGGATTTGCCAGCATATGCTGATAACCGGCAATCTCTTTCTTTAGTTGCCTTACTTTTTGGGCTTGCTCATCAACAAGCCTGTTTTGTTCATCCAGAGCCTGCCGGGTCTTTGTTTCATTATCAGAAACCTCAGGCAGAGACATGGATTTAGTCTTAGCGCGAACTTCTTCTAGAGTGTTTGCATATTCCTGTGCTGAACGTCTGGCTTGTTCTTGATTCTGATACATGGTGTACCATGCACCAGCTCCAAGCAGGACCAAACCGGGTATTCCGCCCACCAATCCAAGTGCACCACTGATCAATCTTGACCCAGCAGCGCTCACATTATTGAGCGTTGTTTGTGCTGCTGTTCTGGCTTGAATATTTCTTGTTAATGATTCCTGAGCTGCGGATAATCTTTTCTCGGCAGCTGCTTGGGCATCTGTACCACGAGCTGCAATCAGTGCTTGTTGGGCACGATATACAGCCGCCCTGGCTCTTGCTGTAGAAATCTGGGTTCCCCTGAGCTGGGCTTCAGCCAATGACACCTCGCTTTTTGCAGCATTTAACAACTCAGCCGTCGCAGATGCTGCACCAGTGGCCATTCCACCAAGCCAGCGAGCTGTACCGACAGCCGCTAGCGCACCAGCAGCCATTGCTACAGTATCAATATTGTCAGCAACACTATTAAGCGCACCGGTTAATACCTTCGTTGTTCCTGTAGCTTCGTTAGCCCCGCCAACCCA